CACCTGTTACTACTGTATTTCCTGCATATCCATTCATACAAGCAGGGCTTGCAGGGGCTTTTAGCTCTGTTCAAATTGGAAAAATAATTAAAGGAGAAAAAGCATCGTCATCATCAAGTGGAGGCGGAACACAAACACCAAGCGCACCGTCTTTCAATTTAGTACAAGGTACTGGAAGCAATCAAATAGCTAGTTCAATCAACACACAGCAACCTATTGAGGCGTTTGTAGTTTCTAAAAATGTTTCAACGGGGCAGGAATTGGATAGGAATATTATAAAGAGTGCAAGTTTATAACAATACATCAACAATTTAGTTTAATTATAAATAACATTAATTATGAAAGTAGAAGAAATAAAATTAGCGTTTGAAACTAACATCCAATTGGCGGGGATTGATGATTTAAGAAAACAAACTACTGACAATGCTCTGAGTAGAAAATCGGAGGCAGATGCTTTAGCAAATTTTTATCGTCAAAAAGCAGTTAAAGCGCAAACCTTAATAAAATTAGTTGCTCCATTAATGACAGCCGCTAAAACATTAGGAGACGATGCAGCCACTAGAAAACTGGTTAGTATTGAATTAGATTTGAATGACCAAATAAAATCAGGGCAAAAGAACGATTCTCTTTTAAGAAGTATTTCATAATGAAAACCTACCAAGCGAAATATGACCCGCTAAAGAACAAAGGAGTTTATGCAATTTCTTTTGTTCACGACCCAGCAATGGAGGGGTTATTTATTGCGATGTCTAAAGAGGAACAAGTTATTGAATTCAAAACAGTTGACGAAGAACAAAGGATTGTAGCTGGATTGGTTTTAGAGCCTTTAAAAGACATTTACAGAAATCAAAACGGAGAAGAATTTACTATTCGTTTTGACGCTGATACAATAAAAAATCTTTGCTATGATTTTACAAAAAATCAAAGTAATTCCAATTCAACAATTGAGCATGACATAGAGCAAAAAATAAAAGGCGTCACGTTTGTTGAAAACTGGTTAGTAAGAGACGAGAAAATGGACACATCTTTGGCTTTAGGGTTTAATGCAAAAAAGGATAGTTGGGTATCTGTTTGTAAAATAGACAATGACGAAGTTTGGAATGACTATGTTAAGACTGGTAAAGTAAAAGGATTTTCAATTGATGCGATGTTATCACTAGAAGAAGTAAATTTAAAATCAAATATAGAAATGAGTAAAGAGATTAGTTTATTAGAAAAAATTCTCTTAGCATTAACGCCAAAGCAAAACGAAATAAAATTAGGTTCGGTTATGTTAGCGGATGGCAGTGTTAAGATTGAATTCGAAGGCGAAGAAATGAAAGTCGGTGACGCTATTTGGGTAGTTGCTGAAGATGGTACAAAAGTACCTGTTCCAGTTGGAGAGCATCCATTAGAAGATGGAACTATCTTAATCGTAACAGTTGAAGGGGTTGTTGGAGAAATCAAACCAGCAGAAGCACCGGCAGATGAAACACCTGTTCCAGCAGTTGAAGCAGCGGGAGAAGACGGCAAAGTTTCAAATGATGCTAAGATTGCAAGCGAAATCGAAAGCGCAATCAAATCAATCTTGATTAAGTACACAGCACAAGAAAAAGAAATTGCGGATCTAAAAGAAGTGGTAGCGGAATTATCAAAACAACCAGCAAGCAGACCAATTCAAGGGACACCTGTACAAGTTGATTTTTCAAAAATGACAAAACAAGAAAGAATTTTAAACACAATCAATAAACACAAAAATTAATTATGGCAACTACAGTAACAGTAACTTCCAATTATGCAGGCAAAGAAGCTGGCGCAATAGTTGGTCAAGCATTTAGAGAAGCGGATACAATCGCTAAAGGGTTTATTACACCTTTTGAAAATGTAAACTTCAAATTGAATTTACGTAAAATCGTATTAACAGGTGGAAAAAGAGCCTACACTTGTGGACACGTACCGGGTGGAGCTATCACTTTGAGTGAAAAAGTTTTAGAACCTATTAAATTCAAAGACGATTGGGAAGTTTGTAAAGAAGATTTCAGAGCACAATGGAGCGAAGAAACAATGGGGGCAAGCGCGCACAATGACAACGCACCAAAAGACATTATGGATGCAATACTTGTTGAGAAATTAGCACAAACTGCTGAGGAATTAGATGACAACATTTGGAATGGAGATGCTACAAATGCAGACGAATTTGACGGTTTGTTAAAACAATTTTTAGCAGACGCAACAGTAATTGATGTTGGCTTAGACACAGTTACAGAAGCAAATGTTGAGGCTCAATTGAAATTAGCTTTGGCGGCTATTCCTGTTGAAATTCGTAGAAAAACTTTGAAAATCGGAGTTTCTCCAGATGTATATATGTTTTACGGTTTTTGGTTAGCATCAAAAGGAGTTGCCAATGGATTGGGCGGAGATGCAAATACTGCACCTAAATTTGGTAAATATACGATTGAAGAAATTAACGGCTTGCCAACTTCTACGATTGTAATCTTAGAGCCTAAAAATGTAATCTTTGCAACAGGATTAATGGCAGACCACAACGAAGTAAGATTGGTTGACCAAGACGATACATTATTGAACGGTAAAGTTATCGGAACAATGGTCTATAATGCCGCAGTTGGATACTACAACGGAGCAGAGATTGTATGGGCTAGACCTATCGCATAGTTAAATTAGAAACAAAGGGGAGTTAGTTCTCCCCTTAAAATAATACATATATAATTATGGCTTGTGATTTAACAGCAGGAAGGGCAAAAGCTTGTAAACAAGGACTGGGAGGATTAGGCAAATTATACCTTTTCAATTTTGTAGAAGACCCGTTTACAGTTGTGGCCGGAGTCGCAACAGCAATCAATCCTTTGCTTACAACTGTATTTGAGTATGAACTAGAAGGCGATGGTAATAATGTTTCAGAGTCTTTAGTTCCAGACAGAAATACAGGAACATCCGTAAACACCCAAACGAGTACTTTTGTTTTGAAAAAAATAGATGCGACTACATCCGCTCAAATGAATTTGCTTGCTTATGGGTTCCCTATGGCGGTTGTAAAAGACCGAAACGGAATTTATCACGCTATCGGAATCGATGACGGGATTGATTTTACCGTGGTTCAATCTACTGGAGGGGCTAAAGCAGAACTAAATGGATACACTTTAACAGGTGTTTCAACAACTGGAAGTTTATCCTCTAAATTAGATACTGCGACAGTAACAGCTTTTTTGGCTTTAATCTAAATCAATTATGAGTAGAGAGACGATAGCTTTATTTTTAAGCGAAATAAAAGAAACTAAAATACAACTTAATATAGTTGGAATTTTATAAAGTGATTTAGGCAAAGGCGATGCCTTTATTGTAAATGGTAGAAAAGGAATACAAACAGCAGTCGACGGATATAATTCAGCTATTGCAACTTATACTTCAATTATTCCGACAGCTAATAAATACCTAGATATGGCAAAAGCCTTAGGCGAAGCCACTATTCAGAAACAATTGGAAGGAGTTATCAAAAATGCAAACGATATGATTAAAGCATCGAACGCAGCGGTTAATAAATTGAAATCAGTTTAGGTATTTTTAGGTAAATATTATTTATTAATCCCGAATATAACAATATTCGGGATTTTTAGTTTAATAGTATGATAGTTTTATTACCAACAAACACGACCCACGGTTTTAATTTCATTCCTCGGTTTATACCAAGTGATGATTTGACTTTAGAATTGTATAATGAAACCTTGCAAACTACACAAACTATTGACAGCACAAGTGCTTATTCAAACGGATTAGCTACAATTACATTCGACTTAGAATGTACAGAAAGCCAAAAGTTTCAAGTTAAAATATTACAAAACACAGCAGTAATTTACAGAGATAAAATTTTTGTAACGGCACAAGATACACAGGAATTTAAAGCAACAAAAGACCATTACTATTATGAGTAACGATATAAGATTATTACAATTTAACAATTATGTAAGACCTAAATTAGAAGAAAACAAATCTAAAAATTGGGTTTTAAATGGTGAAAACAATTCATTCTATCAATACATAATCAATCGCTTTAATGGCTCTCCAACAAACGCAGCCATCATTGACAGTTACGCAAATCTTATTTATGGAAATGGTTTGCGTTCAAGAAACAATAACACAAGTGCGTGGATTAATTTTGTTTCTATTTTAAGACCAAAAGAGGTTCGTAAAATAG